CGGATTACTCGCTATCAAGAATGACGATAATTTTATTATTGAAAGACCAGTAAAGATACATCCAAATCTTCTTGGTGGTGTTCAATTCTCAGCATGGTTTCCATTCTCAGATAGCAAACAATTTAAAGTACTTAAGAATAATATATTACAGCATGTACCAATAGCAGAGACTATAAAAGATACATATGTTAATTTTGCTCTTAAGATGGATAAACCCATCAGCCCACCTGATACTCGAACTGATGAAGAACTCTTACAAGAGTACGAAGACAGTTTGAATGGAACAGTTGATGATACGATACCTGATGCGAAGAGGACAATACATTAATTTAGTATACCTCTACCGCTCCGGGTGATAATATATTATACCATAAAAACAGGCATTTGTAAACGGTTTTAGTGAAAATAATTAAAATAAATTAATCGTTTACATTTCACCAAAAGTATGGTATAATAATACATTATGGAGAAAATATATGGCTCAAATTAAACCAAAAGATAAACCTCATTACGTCAATAACAGAGAATTCTCTGAAGCCGTTATGGATTATGCTGTAGAAGCTCATGCTTGTAGAAAAGCTGATAAGCCAGTACCTACAGTTCCAGATTATATAGCAAAATGCTTTATTCGAATCTCAGAAGGACTGTCTCACAGACCGAACTTCGTGAGGTACACTTATCGTGAAGAAATGGTAATGGATGCTGTTGAAAACTGTTTAAGAGCAATTGGCAATTATAATATCGAAACTGCTACAAGAACAGGTAAGCCTAACGCATTTAGTTACTTTACTCAAATATGCTATTTTGCATTTATTCGTAGAATAACCAAAGAAAAGAAACAACAAGATATCAAGTTTAAGTTCATTGAAAAGATGGGTATTGAAGACTTTGTTGCTATGGGCATGGATAACGAAGGTGCTGAAGAAACAATGGCTTATGTTGATACATTAAGACAAAGGATTGGTACTATACGTACTAAAGATCAAGCTATTAAGCAATTTGCCAAAGAGGAGAAAAAACGAGAGAAAGAAAAGCTCGAGTTATTTATGTAATGAAAAAAGTAAGTACAAAACAAAATCTAAGACATATACGTCTTATGAAGAAAAGAATTCAACGTGAAGAGAAACGTAAAGTCCACAGAGTAATCATTGCTCATAAAATGGAAAAGATTAAAATGGCTGGAAGACGAATTATGAAAGCTCAGAAACGTATGATGAGACTCGCAAAACAAGCATGAAGATAGCAATATTAAATGATACTCATTGTGGTGTCAGAAATAGTAGTGATATTTTCTTACAGTATCAAGAGCGCTTTTATCAGGAGATATTCTTTCCTTATTTAAAAGAAAACAACATCAAAAACATTCTTCATTTAGGAGACTATTACGAGCATCGCAAGTTTGTTAACTTTAAAGCTCTTAATGCTAATCGTAAGCATTTCTTAGAGCCAATGCGAGATGCTGGTATTACAATGGATATCATTCCAGGTAATCATGACGTCTATTTTAAAAACACAAACGAGCTTTGTTCTCTTAAAGAGTTGCTTGGTTACTTTACGTCAAATGTTAATATTATCATGAAGCCAACTGTATTAGACTATGATGGTCTCAAAGTTGCTGTAATACCTTGGATTAATAATTCTAATTATAAAGAATATACAGAGTTCGCACAAAAATGTGGTGCACCAATACTTGGAGCTCATTTGGAATTAAAAGGATTTGACATGATGGCAGGGATGCCCAATCCACATGGTATGAGTGCCGATGTATTTTCAAGATTTGAAAAAGTATTAAGTGGCCACTTTCATACAAGATCAACTCAAGGTAATGTCAGTTATCTTGGTTCTCAAATGGAATTCACTTGGGCTGATGTCGACGATCCTAAATACTTTCATATATTAGATACTGAAACAAGAGAAGTGACTCCAGTAAGAAATCCAATTACAATGTTTAAGAAAGTCATATATGATGATAGCAAAACAGATTATGACAAAGTAGACATATCAGAGTTTGAAAAGAAATTCATTAAACTGATTGTTATAAATAAAAATGACTTGTATATGTTCGATAAATTTGTCGATCGATTACAAAATATTGAAACGTATGAGCTTAAGATAGCTGAAAGTTTTGAAGAGTATTTGGGAGAAAGCGTAGAAGACGAGAAAATATCCCTCGAAGATACGACTGAACTTTTAGATTCTTATGTTGAAGCAGTAGATACTGACTTAGATAAAGAACATCTTAAAGCAGAATTACGTAAGTTATTTACGGAGGCACAAAACCTCGAGGTAGTATGATACATTTTAAAAGAGATCGTTGGAATATTAATTATTATAAATACTATTATGATACTAAACAAACAACAACTCAATTGGTGCACTCAGCATACTAAGCGCGAAATTATGGAACATTTTGATATAAGTATTGCTACAACAAATAGATGGTTAAAGATAAACAATATTAAGTCTTTAAGACAGGTTGGTAGTGGATTATCTAACTCTAGATTAATAGAACCCACTCCTTGTAAGAACTGTGGTAAGCCTACAAAAAACAGCTGGTATTGTTCTAGACAGTGTACAGATACTTGTAAAATAAGACGAAAAAAACTAGCTACTGCGTATAAAAGATATAGCGGTGAGGTACATAGAGAAACAAGAAAAGTATATGAAAAAAATAAAGATACAATTAACCCTAGTAACCACGTGCGAACGTTATGTGGAGTAGATAATGGTTATCAATTAGATCATATAGTACCAATTAAGTTTGGATTTGAAAATAATATCCCTATCGAGGAAATGAGTAGGGTTGAAAATTTAAGGATGCTACCGTGGAAACAAAACCTAGAAAGAAATTGGAAAAAATAACATTTGATCAATTAACAGTTCAACAACAAGAGATATACATAACTCAAGCCGAATATCTCAAAACAAAAGGCTATTTGAGTGGTAATATTACAGATATTGCTACAGACATATATAATAAAAGGAGAAAATAACTATCATACACTTTAAATCATGCGAATGGCGCAACTTTCTATCCACTGGAAGCGATCCAATAAAAATCTTATTAGATAAAACACCATCAACATTAATTGTTGGTCAAAATGGCGCAGGTAAATCAACTTTACTTGATGCATTATCCTTTGCACTCTTTGGTAAACCCCATAGAGATATTAAGAAAGATCAAATGATCAATAGTATTAATAAAAAAGGTACACTTGTTACAGTTGAAATGACTATAGGAAGTCATGAGTTTAAGATTGTACGTGGTATTAAACCAGGTAAGTTTGAAATCTATCAGAATGGCAATTTAATTAATCAAGCATCTAATGCCAGAGATTATCAAAAGTTCTTAGAGCAAAATATTCTTAAGCTTAACCATAAGTCATTTCACCAGGTAGTTGTACTTGGTTCATCTTCTTTTATACCATTCATGCAATTGCCAGTTTGGTCAAGAAGGAATATTATTGAAGACTTATTAGATATTAACATCTTTTCTAAGATGAATACTCTGTTAAAAGAAAGAAACTCTAAAATCAAAGATGAATTAACTGATGTTAATCATCAAATCGATATTCTTAAAACTAAAATGGATGCTCAAAGTAAGTATATCAAAGACTTACAAGAGTTAAACGATGATCAAATAGAAAAGAAAAGAGAATCAATAGAGGTACATAAAGAAGAAATTAATAAACTCTTTGATGAAAGTAAAACGCTTGGAAAGAATCTCTCAGCATCTATATCAACTGAAGAAAAACATAGCGGCGAATTGGTTAAGAAACTTTCTCAACTTGATTCCTATGACATGGCATTTAACGATAAGATAAAGGGATTAGTTGATGAGTCAAGATTCTATGAAGAAAATGATCAATGTCCTACTTGTGATCAACCCATTGAAGAAGAAAAGAAAACTGAAAAGCTTTCGCTCTTAAAAGATAAAGCAAAAGAAATACAAAATGCTAAACAAGATTTAACAAAGAATATTGGTGAGCTTAAAGTAGAACAACAAGAAGTCTCTAATAGTTTAAATAAGCTTCGTCAAAAACAACAAAAGATAAATAGTAATAATGATGCAATTGCTCTTTTGCAAAAAGAAGTTAATAAAGTGCAAAAAGAAATTGATGGTCTACAAGGTCAAACTGGAGACGTATCGAAAGCAAAGAAAGAATTAAATACTTTAAGAAAGAGTAAAGAAACATCGACAGAAAAGAAACTTGAGTATGTAGAAGAAAGAACCTATAATGAAGTCATAGGAGAAATGCTTAAGGATACTGGAATTAAAACAAAAGTCATTAAGCAATATTTGCCAGTAATGAATCGATTAATTAATAGTTACCTACAAGTATTAGACTTCTTTGTATCGTTTCATTTAGACGAAAACTTTAATGAAACTATTCGATCTCGTCATCGTGATTCGTTTAATTATGCTTCTTTTTCTGAAGGAGAGAAACAAAGAATCGATTTAGCTCTTCTCTTTACATGGAGACAAATAGCTAAAATGAAGAACAGTGCGGCATCTAATCTGCTTATTCTTGATGAAACTTTTGATTCAAGTCTTGACTTAGATGGAGTAGATAACCTGACTAAGATTCTAGATACTTTGGATGATGGAAGCAATGTCTTTATTATATCACATAAAGGTGACGTACTCGAGAACAAGTTTAGAAGTAAGATAGAGTTCTTTAAAGAAAGAAACTTCTCGAAGATTAAATAATGCTGGATTAGCTCATTAGGTAGAGCAGGGGTTTTGTAAACCTCAGGTGGCCAGTTCGAATCCGGCATCCAGCACCATTTTTTAAGATCAACACTTTTCTGTCAAGTTTTTTCAATTATTTCACCAAAAAACGTTTACATATGCGCTGAACTATGGTATAATATACATACAAGATAAGGAAACAATATGATAAAACACAAAAGCACTCTTGCTAAGCTTCTTGCAAAAGAGAATATTACTGTGCAATATGGTAATTACAAAACAGCTTGGTTCGATATTAAAAACAGAATTCTAGGTATTCCACTTTGGAAAGACATGGGTAAAGATGTTGCTGAT